CTTTGATGTTCGAGAACGTCGCGTGGTCGAGGATCCCGACGAGCGGCAACGGGATGTGGTACGCGCGCGCGCAGTCTTCGCGCGACAGCTTGCGCGACTCCGAGTACTCGGAATCGACGGCACTGTGTGACGTGTTCTGCCACGTCATCCCGTCTTCGAGCACGGGGATCATCCCGGCGTTGTCGGGACCGGCGAACCGTTCCATCCACTGTCGCCGCCACTCGCGTTTTTGTTCAGAGGTCCACCGCGGCGCGTCGCGCGGGCGTTGGATCACCCCTTCCGTGCGTGCTGCGTTGCGCCAATACGCCTGCCGGTACGCCAACGCGGAGGCGTCCTCTTCGAGCAGCGGGCGCAACGTGTCGATCGGCGAGAGGCCGCACTTGGGATCGAACGGGTTGTAGCCACCGAAGACGACGAGGTCGCCGACCGGGATGTCGAGCGGCTCGCGCAGCGGCGGCGACCACCGGTACCCGCTCGGCAACAAACCGCCGAACACCTGCACCTCCGCGGGTGGAAGACGCACGAGGCGCACGCGCAACCGGCCCTGCTCGACGCTGCGCACCTTGAACCAATACGCGTTGAAGTAGATCCCGAGGTCGGCGATCAAACTTTCGATGAGCCGGTACCGCGTCGTGGTGGCGTTCGGGTGCGTGAGCCACAGCGCGACATCGTGATCGTGCAGCGACTCGCGGTCGGTGTCCGACACGCGACGGAACACGCCGATCCCGAGTTGTGCGATGTTGCGCGAGAGAAAATCGACGCACGTGCGGATGTTCTGTTGCCGCGCGTAGACGCTCGCGTACGTCGCCATCAGCCACGGCGAGTAGCCGGTGGCGGCGGTCGACGACAACGGGGTCCGCGGGTCGCCGGTCAACGCCTGCAACGCGCCGCCGCTTTGAACGATCGCCATTACGTCAACACCTGCATGAAGGCGACGTTGTGCACGTGGACGACCGCGTCGCCGTCGAGGGGGGTTTCGTGGGCGCCTTGTTTCAGGAGGGCGGCGGTTCTCAGCACGAGCCACGGGCCGCGCGCCGACCACAGCGCGCCCTTGATCGCGGTCGTCGGATCGTCTTTGAGGTTGACGATGACGACGCGCAGTAGGCACGGCGGTTGCCACCACCAACGAATCACGGTGGGGCCAGTATGGAGACGGCGCGCGCGGCGACGAGTTTTTGTGTGATTTACTCGTCGCCGCGCACGATGCGCAGGCCGCGGCGCAGCACCTCGGGGATCGAGATCCCGTGGCGCCGGGCGATCGCGTCGGCCCGGTCGTACTCGCGCGGGGGCAGCGTCACTTGCACGCGCGCCGGGTTCTCGCCGGGCGCGAGTGGCGGGCGACCGATCGGCCTCTTTGGTTCTTTTTTCATGCGGCCACCACCAAATCGGGATCGTCGGCCGGTTCCTCGCCCGGCCCCATCGCGAGTTTCCGCGCGAGCAAGCACGCGATCACCGGGTCGATCCGGCCGCGACTGCGTTTTTTGACCGGGTAGATGTTGTCTTTGTTGTCCCGCTGCACCACCGCGTTCGAGACGCACCACGCGAGCAGCGGATTCCCGCCCGCGTCGACGAGGCCGTCGAGCACATCGGCCTCGAACTCTTTGGCGGGCGCGCTCATTTGGCCGGGGTTCTGTGGGATCTCGACGACGTCGAATCCGTCGGATTGCAGGTGCGCGACAAGGTTGCCGACGTTCCACGGGTCGACGCCCACCGACGCGATCGTGTAGGTGTCCGCGGCGGCGTTGATCCACTCGCGCACGAGGTCTTGATCGATCCGGTTGCCGGGGTTCGTGCGCAGGATCTTCCGCGCGTCTTTCATCCACTCGCGGTACGGCGCCTTGTCGCGGTGCGCGCGCTCGTCGAGCGTGTCGTCGGGCGTGAGGCACCACGCGATCACCCGCCACGATCGGCGCGTGTCGGTCGGCGGAAACAACAGCACCACCGCCGTCAGGTCGATCTTCGAGGACATATCGACGCCGACGTAACAGAGGTCGCCCGCCAGATCGGCCGGTGCCCACGTGGTCTGCCCGCGGCGCCACCCGTCGACCGACAACCACGGCGTCGCCGCGTCGACCCACAAGTTCAATCGCTTTTGTTTGAACGCCGCCGCGGCCGGGGGCATGTTGATCGCTTTGGTCGCGAGCGCGATCAGGTCGTCGGGCCGCACCGAGATCCCGTAGTTCGGATTCGCCTTGCGCCACGTCGCCGGGTCGGTCCAGTCGTCCGCGCCCTCGGCGTGCGCGATGAACGCGAAAAAGGTTTCGTCGACGAGCAACCGATCGAGAATCTTGCACGCGTAGTCGTGTTGGTCGCCGCACGGCGAGAGCGGATCGTCGCCCGCGGTGGTGATCTGGAAATTGACCGGTTGGCGGCGTGCCCCGGTCGCCGTTTCCATCACGTCGAGCATGTTGCGGTTTTTGTATTTGTGGTACTCGTCGGCGATCAGTACGTGCGGGTTCAATCCGTCGGTGCTGTCGGCGTCGGCGCCGAGCGGTTGCAGTTTCGACGCGGTGCCCTCGTGATGCAGGTTCGCCATCAGCACCGCGATCCGCGAGCGCAGGCCGGATGACTGCACCAGCTTTTTGCAATCGTTGAAGACGATCTTGGCCTGCTCGCGCTTCGTCGCGATACAGTACGCCTCGGCGCCCGGTTCGCCGTCGAAAAACGTGGCGTACAGCGCGACGATCGCCGCTTCGAGCGATTTGCCGTTCTTCCGCGGGATCTCGTTGTAGGCGGTGCGAAACCGGCGCAGGCCGGTCGCCGTGTGGATCCACCCGAACACCGAGCCGAGGCGGAACACCTGATGCGGTTGCAGCGTGATGAACTGCCCGGCCCACTCGCCCTTGTAATGGCGCAGCTGCGCGGCGAAGCGCACGAACCGATCGACGCGCGCGAGGTCGAGCACGTACGGGAACGCCGCCGACCGCTCGCGCACCCGGTCGCGCAGGTGCCGCACGCACGCGAGCCGGTGGTACTTGCCCGCGGGCACACGTCGCGCGGCCACGTCGCGCGCGTACTGATCGATCAGGTGCAGGGGCATCGGGCGTATACTTTCGACCGCCCCTTTTTGCCAAGGTGGGCTTCTCCCGATCGCCGGGGCCGCGTGACCGCGCGGCCCCTTTTTTGTTCCTAGTCGACGGTCGCGATCGTGACGTGCAACGGCAACAACGGGATCACGCACACATAGAGGTGCCACGCGATCGCCGTGCGCCGCCAAAACAAACCGATCCAGAGATCCCGCGGCTCGAATTGCCACTGCACGATGAGGCGCGGCGTGTTGATGATTCGAATCGCCATGTTCGTCAGTGCGTCGTCGCCGGTTCGTCGTCGTCGTCGTCGAGCGGCGCGATCGGCAACGGCTCGTCGAACTCGGAGAACGCGTCGCCATCCGGCCCCGGCCCGCTGGCCGTCACGCGCGTGCGGCTCGACGGCGTCAACCCGAGTTCGGGCCACAGCTTCATGCACGACGCGAGCGCCTTCGTCTGAATCGACAACCACGGATTCGGCATGGCGTACCCGCTCGGCGCCTTCACCACCCGCGGGTACGCCTTCGCGCGCGCCTCGTGATACCGATCCCACTCGATGCAGAGCGCGAGCAGCGCGGCGCGGTCGACCTCGGTGATTTGCCGACACCGCCGCAACCGCGGCGCGAGGTCGCGCCAGTACGCCGCCGCCACCGCGAGGCCGTCGAGTTCGGGTGGTGGCTCGTCGTTCGCCGCGTCGACGTCGGGCGGGCGCGGCTCGTCGACGTTGATCGGCCGGTGGCCGGGGTTGCCGTCCAACAATTTCGCCGCCGTCGGCCGCGGTTTCGTGCCCGGCTTCATAGTGCCCCCGAAACGAGGCCGTAACTGTCCCGTTCCCTGTCAGTTACAGCCGTCCGATTTACTGCCTTTTTCGGAGCGGTTCGATTATACTTGAGGACATGAACAACACACTCAACGGCACGACGACCTACACCGACGAGCGCGGACACCAGCACGCCGCCTGCCACCTGTGCGGCGTTGACTGCTCGACCCATCCCGACGCGGGGAACCCCCTCGCGAGGTGCGGCGATTGCGGGCGCCCGACCTGCCCCGATCATCGCGTCGACGACGCCGCGATGCGCTGCAACGAATGCGCGGCGACGTTCTACGCGACCGAACCGACGGCCCCGGCGACCGTCGGCGATTTCATCACGATCACCGCGTGGAAGGTCAGCGGGCAGGTGATCGACGTGCGGCCCTCGACGTCGCCGCTGCGCGTGAGCGACGACGCGATCGAGGTGCTGCTCGAAGTCAGGCCCGACGACCCGCGCCCCCGGTGGTATCGCCTCGAACCCACCGAATACACGATCGACCTGTAACCCGTCACCGACTGAAAGGAACACCGCACAATGTCTGCCTACTACACCAGCACCACCGAGCGCGCGATCGCCGCGACGGCGCGCCCCAAGGTGCGCAAGCTGGCCGCGTCGCTCGACGTCACGATCGAGGAACGCTTCGACGGCGCGTGGCACGAACTGATCCTCACCGCCCCCGCGGGGCGCCTCTTCGCCGACGAGGGCCTGCATGAATTTGTGATCGCCAACGCTGGCCCCACGACCGACGGGTTGTGGTCGCGCGCGTTGTCGCGCCTGTCGGCGTCGCCCGTCGAGCCGTGCACCGACGAGGCGTGCGAGTGGTGCCACAGCGACGACGACGAGGGGGGCCGGTAGCATGGCGCCCACCCACCACCACCGCCGCGAGGTCGCCGAGGCGTCGATCGCGATCGCCAACGGGTTGCCCGTGCGCACGAACCGGAACGGCCGCTCGGACATGCTGATCGACACCGCGAAGCGGTTGCAGCGGTTGCAGACTCGCCGCGCGAAACTGCGGAAGGAATTGAAGACGGTCGACGCCGACATCCGCCACGCGAAGAAAACCCTGCGCGCGCTCGCGCAGGCGATCGGCCGGGGAGAATGACCATGATGAACACGAACGACAGGCGAGCGCCGCTGAAACTCGAAGGACTGGCCGACGGCTCGACGCCGAAAAACCCCGCCGCGCAGGCCCTCGGGCGCCTCGGCGGGTCGGCGAACACCGCGGCCCAACGCCGCCAGCGTCGCGAGGCGGCGAAAAACGCGGGCCGACCGCGGCGGGTGTGCGTGCACTGCGCGCAACCGGTCGTCGGCGGGCACGTCGATCGCGACCTCGACGCCACCTGCGGCGCGCACGGGTGGCGGTGGGATCGCGCAGGCGTGCGCCACCCGGCCCCGGTGAGCCGCGAGCGTGCCGCCCTCGACGCGATCGCCGAGTTCTTCGAGCGGCCCGCCGCCGAGCGCGGCAACGTGCGCGGCTCGATCGCCGCGATCCTTCGTCGCACCGGTCGCCGACTGCGCCCGGCCCGCTAACACCGCGGCGGCGTTCATCCCGAGCGCCGCCGTTCCACCCTCACCCACGCTCGCCCACCTTCGTCGCCTTCTGTTGCGTGAACGCTTCCCACCGATCGATCATCGTTTGGCAGTACTGCGGCTCGACCTCGGCGACGACGACGCGGCGATCGCCGAGTTGCTCGGCCGCGATCAGTTCGGGACCGGTGCCGCCGAACGGCACGGCCACCAGATCGCCCGGCGCGCTCGACGACCGCAACGCGCGCAGCACCATCGCCACCGGTTTTGGCGTCGCGTGCGCGTAGCGGTCGGCGCCGTGCACCCGCGGAAACTTCCACACGTCGGTCATCGTGTCGTGCGCGTTGTCGAAGTACGTGCGCGATTCGCGCAGGCGCGCCGACAGTTCGCGGCGGTGCGCGTTGCCGTCGCCCTTCACGTTGCCGAACACGTGATCGAAGAGATCGGCGTGCGAGATCGTGAACGCGCGCCCCTCGGCCGCGGCGGCGAGCGCGTTGTAGTGCGCGGCGGCGATCGGTTGGAATTGCGATTTGGTAAACCAGTGGCCCGCCATGTTCGTGTTCGTGATCCGGTTGACGTCGGCGTTTTTCCACCCGGCGCGATCGCGTTCGTCTTCGAGCCAGCGGCGCAGCGGCTCGTACCCTTCCCAATAATCGGCGACGTTTTGGTTGCCGAGAAATTGTTGGCCGCGCATGATGAACAGGCACCGCTCCGAGCCGACCGGATACGAGTGGTGGAGGTCCGACGCCATGCCGAATCCGGCGCCTTTGTCCCACACGATTTCGTTGCGCACCATAAGGCCCGCTTCGTCGCCGAGGCCCCCGCGCCACCACAGGCGCCACAGGTCCGCGGCGGTGCCCCACACGTACGCGCTGCCGTTGTCGGCCAGCTGCGCGCGCCACGCCGCCCACCATCGCATCTGGAACGCGTCGAGGTCGACGCCGTGCAGGTTGTCGTTCGCGATCCCCTCGGCCTCTTTGCCCAATCCGTACGGCGGATCGGCGTGCACGAGGGTGCAGCGTTCGCCGCGGGCCAGCTGCGCGACCGCCTCGGGGTCGGTGGTGTCGCCGCACCACAACCGGTGCGCGCCGAGCGCGAACACATCGCCGAGCGTGATCGCCGTCGCCGTCGGTTCGGGGATCGCGTCGGGGTCGGTGTGCCCTTGTCGCACGCCCGGCAACAGCGCGCGCAGTTCGTCTTCGAAAAAAAACGGCGCGAGGTCGACGCCCGCGTCGAGGTCGGCCGCGAGTTGCTCGGGATTCCACTCGGCGAGTTCCGCGGTGCGGTTGTCAAAGATCGCGAGCGATCGTTTTTGCTCGGGCGTCAACCCGCGGCGGCGCACGGCGACGACGGTGTCGCCCTCGACGTCGACAATCTGCAATTTCGAGATCCCGGCCGCGGCGGCGCCCTCGACCACCCCGTTGCCCGCGAGGATCTCGCCGTGCTCGTCGATCACAATCGACCGGGCGGCGCCCACCTCGCGCAAGCTGGCCGCGATCATGTCGACGTTGCGGGCCGGGTGCTTGCGGCGGTTGTGCGGATCAGGCACGAGCGCGGCCACCGTCGTCGGGTCGTCAACCACTGGAACCCCCTATTTGGCCCGGTCGGGCCGTTTCCCGGCCCCCTGAGCCACGATCGCCGGTCGCCCGGCCTGCCCAATCCCCCCCGGCCCCGGCGCCCACCACGGCCACCCCCGGCGCGTCGGATACCCCCTTCGCTAAGTCGCGGGGGGTTGAGGCGAGG